ACAGGACAATAAGTAGCCACGCCTTTCTCAAAGCGAGCAAGGTCTGCCCTAAGTATTGCATCGACTTCCTCCATTGAATATTTACGCATGGCTTCTGCGGGTGGTGTAAACGCATCCCGCTGGTCTATCTTCAGCTTGCCCTGCTCTGGGAACATGACATGGCCGACCCCCACAGTCCAGAGCTTGGCTGGACATTTATACGGGTTTACCCTCACGCCCTCATGGTGGCGGATCATGTGTAAACACTTGTCTGAGATTTTCATTTCCCAAACGCCCGGCCACCAAAGTGGAACGCAATGATTGAGGCAAACAATGCTTGGGTGTCAGAGTCCCACAGCATCTCGGCCAACTCAGTGAACGGCACACCACGGCTCCAGCCGTAGGCAAACAGGCCAATGTCAATGAACAACAGCAAAAAGAAGAAGCCGTAGGTAATTACGGGGCGAACAGAGGCGCGAAGGTTCTTCATCCATGTAGATGTACCTTCGTTTAAACTCATATCATGGGCATAGATAGCCTGCATTTCTGCCTGCTGTGCACCAATCAAAACCTGTTTAGTATTGGCCGCGCTCTCTGTTTCTAGCTGCTCAGACTTGATATGTTCAATTCTTTCTTGAGCCTCAAAGCCTGCTTTACGCAGTTCAAGCTCACGGGTGATCTGCATTTGGGCAAGATTTAACTCGTGCTTTTTATCCGCTCGGTCTTGGAAGAATTCCAAAATCTTGGGCAAGCCGCCCATTAAAAACGAAATTAGCGTGGAGAGTAGTGTCAGCATAATGATCCTTTACTGTTTACTTTTACTGAGCATAGTACTTGCAATTTGCAGCATCCCTACGGCTTTGGTTAAATCTTTGGGTTCTTTTTCCCACCCAACCGTAATCTGTCCAACAAACCGGCCCTGCTCTGGCGGCACACTGACCCGGCATCCAAAGGTTACGCCCTTGTCGATATACCACAATCCAATCTCGCTTTGGGGCGCGGCATATTCACTACAAGGTATCTCGTTGGCCATCAACGCAACCACATCACGGTTATTGGCTGAACTCTGTGTAAACAAGCCTACATCTAAACCTTCGTGGGTTCTATCCCGGCCCTCGCGGGTATACGCACGGTACAGCACCCTTGTCCCAAACAAAGGGTTGACTTTAAATATCGCCACCACCGCCGCATTGGTGTTCTTGAACAAATGCGCTGCAACGTCTTCCGCCCTGTCCTCTGCAATCGTTGGGAGCTTCTTATTCTCTTTGTACGCCTCAAACAAAAAGGCTTGGTTCTGCCAGACAAAGTATCCAGAGAAAGCAAACACCGCCATGAGTATCAGCGCAAACAGTTTAAACGGGCTGTCTACATAGGACAGCACCTTACTCAATACGTCTGCTGGCTTCTCGTCACTCATAGACCAACCATTCCAAGTACTTTATTCACAATCTTGTCCGAAATGAAATTCGGCAATATCTTGATGAAGTCTAAAAACAGATTTGCACCCCACCAAGCACCAATAATCTTGAAGCTCATGTCAGCGGCTTTTTGGTACTCGTTCACCGCCCGCACCTTACTTTAGCGCAGTGCTCCATAACCTCATAGATTCCAACGTACAACATAAACAACAGGATCGCAAGACCACCCAGCATCAGGCCAAACTCTAGTTGCTCCTGCTCTTTCTGTTTACGCTTCTTCTCTTCCTCCCTCTCGCGTCTGGCGGTGTGTGCATCTTCCACATCCATTGCCTGCGCTCTGGCTTTAATCTTGTTCCACACATCAATCTTGCCCGCTTGCATGAACAGTATCTGCAAGTCAGCCTCAAACGTCTTGGCTTGGTCAAGCGCCATTTCAATCTGAAGCGCAGTCCCCATGGAGGAACCACCCTTTTTCTTAGACTCTACAACAGCCTTAGCCGCAGTTGACTTAGCATCAAAATACTTACCCAGCATCGGCCCAAGCGAGGCCACGTCATCCACAGTCTTAGAAGCCTGCTTAATCAGTTTTACTGCGGACTGAATACCGGCTAGGGCGGTGATTGGATCAATCATGGTTAAACAACTTCTAAATACAAACCGTGACCTCAAAAGCGGGCACCACCGCCCTCTAGCTTACTTAGGCTCTACGTTAGACACAGATGGCCGCGCTAATGCTTGCTTAAGTAGCCCAAAGAAGGCGTCTCTTCCAACTTGGAGCTGATCGACGTTAAATTTTGCAGAAGCCAGCTTGCGGTCTAAGTCAGCGACATGGTTAACAAGAACCTGCTGTTCACCGGTTAAATCTTCAAACTGATACTCTGCGCCGTCGATACTCAATGGGGTCTTTGTGTTGTTGCCCATGATGTTTCCTTTAATATGCCACCAAGATCGGGTGGTGGCTTCCCGTTAAACTGTAGTTGCCCAAGGCAGTGCAGGAGTGACCACTGGAGGGGTAATTTGATTTTGGATCTGCTGTGCAACAGCGGCTTCAGTAGCAGTCTGGTCAACACCGTTAGCCCAGATCCAACCCAATACTTGAGCTTGAGTAAGCTGTGCGTAGGGTGTGAATGTGCCAGCGGTCAAAGGAATGCCGCAAGTGCTGTACACAGAAGCGTTGTATGTACCGTCTGTACCAGAACAAGTCCAGTGAACGGTGAAAACGACATCGGTGTTGCCGTCTTCTTGTGGGTAGCAGTCCATTTGAGTGACTGTCCAAGTTGTAGTAGTAGTAGTAGTCATTTTAATTCCTTTAATGGTTGTGGAATAGGTGTAATGCGTGTTGTCACGCCATCTTTGCTTTGCTCAATAAAACCATTTGGTTTAATTTGAATACTATTGCCCCAAGTTTGTGGCTTAGTTAAATCAATAGTTTTTCCGTCAATTTGTATCATGTTAGTCCTAAGTTAGATGCCAGCGTCTGCTGTGTTGCGATCAAGATTTACGATAGACCAAGTTACTGACATGATGTTCCTTTAGGCGGGTGCAATTGTTGTTACAGTTCCAGAAGAGCCACGGAATTTAAGAGCGCCACCTTCAACATAAAGTTGACCCATACCTGCGGGTGAAGATGATGGAGCAGTAGCATTCGCTAAACCTAGAACCTTGGCTGCAGAAGTTCCAAAAGAAGAAACTCCTAATCCAAGGTTGCCAGAGGAGTCGATACGCATACGCTCGGCATACGCAGAGCCGCTATATCCCTGCCATACAAAGGCTCCAGCACCGCCAGATTCTTGAACACCGCCAAAATACAGTTCAAAACTTCCACCTTGACTTAATCTAATGCCAGTCGTAGCCCCTGAAGCGCCGCCCCCAACCAGTTGAAAGTTGGAATTAGTTAAAGACGTTGACGTTGTTGCCCCGTATGTGTTTGTTCCAGTGGAAAGAATTTGCGCACCAAAGGTCGTCGCGCCAGAGCGAACATCCAACTTGCTCCCCGGCGAACTCGTCCCTATCCCAAGGTTGCCAGAGGAGTCGATGTTCAAATGAGCAACAGAATTTGTACCGATTGAAATTGGGTAGTTGTTATCAGTAAAAATCTGAGCTACTTCTGTAGTAAAGCCTCCAGAAAGAGCCGCACCTCCTGCACCTCCACTTGAAATATATTGAATACGCAAAGATCGAGATGCATCATTTGTAGCAATAAACTGAGATGTTGATGCTGCTGTTGATGATGTGTTATTTACAACAATAGAAGAATTTGCTCCAGAATTTGCATAACTTACTTTGATATTGCCAGCCGCTTCAACTTTTGTTGTAGGTGAACTTGTACCAATACCTAGACCTGTAGAGGTTAGGCGCATTTGTTCTGATGGTGCTGTATTGGTAGTTGCTGTAGCAAATTTAATTGCATTTGAAGTCAGTCCAATAGATGCTGTTCCATACGATGAAGAATCAATAGCAGAACCTGTATAGTTCCATGACCAAACAGATTCATCTCCACTACTCGGAACTGTCAAACGATGTCTGGCATTATTCCATCCACCAGCAGAAATAGATAATCCAAGTGTTGTTGATGTACTTCCAGCAACCGCAAGTAAAGAAGCAGGGCTTGTTGTTCCGACTCCAAGACTTGTCCCATCAAAAGTAAGCGCAGAACCGCTTGTAACAACCTTAGAGCCGTTTAAATACGCTACTCCGTTAGCAGTACCACCATTAAATGTAACTGTGCTAGAAGTGGTTAAAGTGGTGAAAGCACCAGTAGCAGGGGTTGTAGCGCCTACAGTTCCGTTAATGTTAAAGCTAGTAGCTGTCCCTGTGATGTTTGTTCCAACAAGGGCTGAAGGTGTACCAAGGGCCGGAGTTACTAAAGTGGGGCTTGTAGCCAACACATTGCTACCAGAGCCTGTATTGGTCACAGAGACTACGTTCTTACTAGCATCCAATGCCAGCGCAGTAGAAGCAGTCAGGCCAGATAAAGTGGTTGTACCTGTAACAGTGACGTTGGTGAACGAAGCCTCGCCGCCCGTGTTACTCACCTTCACAAAGTCAGAGCCGTTCCATGCACAAATAGCAGACTCACCAGCAACAATGGTCACACCTGTGGTCGGGCCAGCACCAACCAACTTGACGGAGAAACCGCCTGTGGTGGCGTTGATAACCGTATAAATCTTTGACTGGGCTGGCGCTGTAACCGTACGCAATGCCGTACGTGCCCCTGAGAACAAAAGGATGGCCTGCCGAGCGGTGTTTGAAGCGCCCGTAGTTGTAGTCAGTGTGACATCTGCGTCAGTACTAACGTTAGTTGTTCCCGCAACAGAGGTGTCTAGCAAGGATGTAATGGAGTTGTTTACTGTATCACCCCATGTGCCGCTCAGTTCACCCGTGACTGGCAGTGCTAAACCAAGTAGAGATGTATATGCTGTAGGCATTTTAAAATCCTTAAGTTATTATTTCTTCCCAATCGGGAGTTTGTGCTGTTGTGACTGTAGTCCAATCAGGCGTCTGCGAATTGCTGATATTTTGCCAGTTTGCGTCTTGGCTGTCATCTATTGGTTTCCAATATACCGCAATTACTTCACCTGTGGCGCCCTCTGCTACAGTTCCGGTCAACGCTAAAGACCGAGAGGCTACTTCTACAGCGCCTACTGCCCCAGTTGCTCCCGTACCAGTCAACGCAATTTCAAAGACACTGTTGACTGCCCCAGTTGCTCCTGCCGCAGAAACGGCACCCAAAGGGATAGTAAAAGAACCAGCCGTACCCAGCGCGCTAACGCCTGAAAGCCCGATAAGGAAAGAGCGGGCTACTGACCCTACTTGTCCTGTTGCGGCCACGCCTGACACCGTGGTGTCTCGGTTAACGCCCGGAGAAGTTATCTGCCCTTCAGCGTTCACACCAATCAGTTGTAAAAGCGTCTCGCCTCTTGCAACACTGCCCACATTGCCTTGGCCACCCACGCCGCTAAGACCGATGCTCTTGCCTTGTGCAACTGTGCCAACTGCACCTACTGCGCCCACGCCTGTCAGAGCAATTACGACACTGCTTCCCACTGATCCAACCGCACCAGAAGCTTGGTTGCCATTTTCTGTGGGGCTGTTAGTTTCAGTAACCGACCCAACTGCGCCAGAAGCCGATACACCGGTCAGAACTGCGCTTTGAACAACGCTGGGAGTCATAGACCCAACCGCACCAGAACCCAACACACCTGACGCTGCCTGAGAAGTACTCACAGAACCAACCGCACCAAAGGCCCCAACGCCGGTCAGGGTTGCACCTTGATTAGTGCTAGAAACCATGGATCCAACCGCGCCAGAAGCAAGAACCCCTGTAATAGCTACGGAACGTGAAGAAGCAACAGTGCCAACCGCCCCGTTTGCTTGATTGCCATCTTCGGTAGGGCTGTTGGTTTCTGTTACTGATCCGACAGCGCCTGCGGCAGAAACGCCAGACAAACTGATTGTGCTTGTCTCGGTAACAGAGCCGACTGCACCTGCGGCAGCCACGCCCGTTAGAGAAACCGTATTTGCCTCTGTTACCGTGCCCACAGCGCCTGCGGCAGAAACGCCGGTAAGGGCCACCGAGCGAGATGAGGCAACTGAGCCTACAGCGCCGTTTGCTTGATTGCCGTCTTCTGTGGGGCTATTGGTCTCAGTAACTGATCCGACTGCTCCAGAAGCAGCATTTCCCGACAAACTGATTGTGCTTGTCTCGGTAACAGACCCGACAGCGCCGGAAGCGACAACACCTGTAATTGCTACTGAACGAGATGAAACGACAGACCCAACAGCGCCGTTTGCTTGGTTCCCGTTTTCCGTTGGGTTGTTGGTTTCTGTGACTGACCCCACTGCACCGGAGGCTGAAACCCCAGATATGCCTTGTGAAGTGCTGACTGATCCAACAGCACCCGAGGCTGATACACCCGTGAGAGAAACCGTGCTTACTTCTGCAACAGACCCAACAGCGCCAGAGGCAAAGACACCCGTAAGGGCAACGGAGCGTGAGGAGGCAACAGAACCCACAGCACCGTTTGCCTGATTACCATTTTCTGTAGGGCTATTTGTTTCAGAAACATTCCCCACTGCACCAGAAGCCGATACGCCTGATATGGCCTGAGCTGTACCAACTGCGCCTACTGCCCCAGCCGCAACAACACCTGTGAGAGAGACAGAGCTTATCTCTGCAACCGACCCAACAGCACCAGAGGCCAATACACCGGTAAGAGCCACAGCCCGTGAGGTGGTCACAGTGCCAACAGCGCCGTTTGCCTGATTACCGTCCTCTGTGGGGTTATTAGTCTCTGTAACGGAGCCCACTGCTCCAGAAGCAGAAACTCCTGAAATAGCCTGTGCGGGGCTTACTGATCCAACAGCACCCGATGCACTAACACCTGTAAGAGTAATTGTGCTTACTTCTGTCACAGACCCCACAGCACCAGAAGCCGCAACGCCTGACACTGCTACTGAACGCGAAGAAGTGACTGAGCCTACTTCACCACTTGCTTGATTTCCATTCTCTGTTGGACTATTGGTTTCTGTAACTGAGCCTACAGCCCCTGAAGCAGAAACTCCTGAAAGGGCTTGGGAAGTGCTGACGGAGCCTACTGAGCCAGATGCGGCAACGCCCGCAAGAGCAATAGAGTTTGTTTCAGCAACAGTGTCTACTGCTCCAGAAGCAAAAACTCCGGTAAGAGCAACAGAGCGCGAAGAAGCGACTGATCCAACAGCGCCGCTTGCCTGATTACCATCTTCTGTGATGGTGGTTGTCTCGGTGACTGATCCAACAGCTCCTGAAGCGGATACGCCAGATATGCTCCTGCCCACGCCAACCAACCCCGTGGCTCCAGAAGCAAAGACCCCTGCCAAGGCGACAGTGCTGGTTTCGGCGACTGATCCGACCGCACCAGAAGCAAAGACCCCTGACAGAGCCACTGCCCGAGACGAAGCTACAGAACCAACAGCTCCTGATGCCTGATTGCCATTTTCCGCTATGCTGCTTGTCTCAGTGACTGATCCAACAGCACCCGAAGCGGCTACACCCGTAAGTTCCGCACCATTGAAACTAAGAGCAGTAACTGTACCGACAGCGCCGGAAGCGGAAACGCCGGTAAGGGCGCGTGTTAATGAAGCGGTTACGGAGCCTACCGCACCGTTTGCTTGATTACCGTCTTCTGTACGGTCGCTTGATTCGGCTACTGATCCAACGGCCCCAGCGGCAGCTACACCTGACAGCGCAACAAGGCGTGACGAAACAACAGACCCGACAGCGCCGGAAGCCTGATTGCCATTTTCCGCTATGTTGCTGGTTTCAGCAACGGAACCAACAGCACCCGAAGCAGCTACACCGGAGAGGGCGACAGTTACAACAGTCGCAACAGAGCCTGTGGCACCCGTTGCAGTTACACCTGTTGCGGCTCCACCAATCCCTCCCCAGCCAAAGTCGCCCCAGCTACCGTTGCCCCAGCCGGAGGCCGCCATTTGTTACCTATCAGGTAGTTGCCAAGCGCAACAAAGCTGTGGTGGTAGTGTTGCTAGGCATGGTCAAAGTGAATGTACCCGCCGTGATAGTTTGGCTACCAAACGTGTGCACACTAACTGCCTTATTTGACTGTGTAGAGTTGTAAAGCAACACTGCATCAAATGCTGTGCTCAAAGTCACGTTGGTATACGTAATTGAGGCCGAGGGGGTAACAAAAGCCACGCCCGCAGTAGCGGAAGAGTTTGTTGCCGTTGGAACGGTGCCCATGGTCACAGCCACACCGCCTGCGGTATAGTTTGTACCTGTCACCTCACCTGTGGAGCTGTAGACAGTAGAAGCAGCATTAACTGTAGCCGATGCCAGATACAGCGCCGCTTTAAACGAGTCAACAGTTGAAGCTGCGCGAATGGGTGCGACACCAAAGTTATGGGTGGCCGTCATAAGTTCGCCCATGAACGAAGTGCACATTGCTTGAGTATTTGCCATGATATTACCTTTTTAAAAAGAAGCCGCTTCTGCGCCAGCAAAAGTAGCAGGTTGCTTTAAATTTACATGAGCGGATCTATGAACCAACTCTTCCCCCAGCCAGTACTCAACCCAAGTTGTGTACTCGTTGTCATTATCTACGGCTCCCTCACGCTTTTCAAGCAATGAGTCGTCCATTTCGCCTTTGGTGGTTGTTACTAACATATGTTTCCTTAAGAGATGCGCACAATGGCGCTGTTTGAGTTGGCTATCGGGAATTCAACTGTGAAGGCCGTGCCGCTTGCGGTTTTGTCAGAACCAAAGTCAAGGATGGCCACAGACTTATTGCCCTGTGTGGAATTATAGATCAGCGCGGCTCTAGCTGTAAACGAAGCTGATGCCCACGATGTGTTGGCAAACGAGATGTACGCCGTTGGGATGCCGTAGCTGTTGTTGTCTGCCGTAGGAGAGACGCTGATGGCCAGCGTGTTGCCCCCTGCCGTATAGCCCGTACCCACCACTTCATTGGATGTGGAATACACAGTTGTCGTGGCGTTTAAATCCGCCGCGGCTGTGTACAGCGCGATCTTGAACGTGTCGGCAGATGTCGGGCCAAAGTTGTGTACCGCTTGCAACAACTCCGTCTTGAACGATGTGGTCGATGTCTGAACAATACTCATGCCACGCCTCTATTCTGGGGCAGGGGCGCAACACGATACTGGCCGCTTCTGTAGCTGTCAGAACGCTCCAGACCATCACCCAAACGTTTAGCCAATTCAAGCGCTTCTTTGTACTTGCCGTCATACAACTGCATCATGTCGGTCTCACCCTTCATGAATGTGTACGCTTCTACCAGAGTGCCGTACAGCAGCACGGAGTCAAAGTTATCGCCAAGCCATGATGTGCCAGCAGTCACGATGGACTCAGGGTAGTAGAAGTAGTGCAACTCAACGGTGTACGTCGCATCTGGCGTTGGGCCGAGAATAAAAGACAACTCGTTTGCAACGGCTGAATTGGGGCCGAACAAAGCGTAGTACTTGGGGATGGCCGTATCCGTGGGCTGTGGGTATGCCTGACGGATAAAGTTCACATCCTTATTGAGCAAGTACTCGTACGCACCTGTTGCATCCACCACTGCCAACGAAAAGGTCGACAAGTAATCCAAAGGGCAGGACAGGTACTTGTTGTTGGCAGTGATCGTGCCCGTGACATTCTTGCGAAGAGACGGGAACTGGATTGTGTTGTAAATGCGTTGCTCGGCCTGCTGGATGAACGTATTCATCTCAGCGGTCTCAAACGTGTTCTCCGTGTAATCGGAGACGGCAGTTACAAGCTGGGTGTAGTTCATGTCTTAAGCCATCGGGCCTCTGGCCATTGTGCCTTTGGTGGCGCATCCAGTACCGCGAATCTTAATGCCTGATGTCTTCACGCCATCATAGGGGTTGCTACGCTCGTTGGCCAACGATTGATTGGCTTTCAAAGCTTGCTTGACCGGCATCTCACCAACGACTACGTTGGCAACTTTTGAAGGTTGTTTGTATGTGGCCATCTTAGCCTCCGCGACCAACAGAGCGCTGGTTCATGACCTTGGCCATGTTGCGGCCATACTTGAGCATATCGCTGTTGGTTTTACCGCCAGCTTTGAGCTTTGTAGGCTTTTTGCCGGGGTGCATGTTTTTCTCATGCTTGCCAACAGCAGACTTAATCATCTTCTTGTCTTGGGCTAAATCTTTCTTGTCCATTTTAGGCTCCTATCGTTACCGTTACTGTACCAACTTGCACCGCTAATGCCAAGTAGTTTGGCGTTAGTCCGTTATCAAAATTTCGTGATCCACCAACAGGGTTCCAACCCCACTGAATGTCTCGCGAACCACCCGTCAAAGACCCTTGCGAGTTTGGCCCTGCCGTCACGTACGTTGTATCGCGACGAGGATTACGCACTGCTTGTGGATCATCCACTGGGTACATACCCAGTTGCAACTGCGGCTGATCTGGATCCCAGCACGTAGGGCACACAAGCAAATTGTAAAGCTTTGTCTTGAGAACTTCTTTCTTTAGGGCAGTTAACTTGAACTGAAAGCCACAGCGATCGCACATGGCGATACTGTTCTTGCCAGAAGCAAACCGATTGCCCATTTACGTACCACTTCCAATGAACATCTGACGGGGCACAAACCGAACAGCGGCCTTCTCACGGTCTTCGTCCGAAGCCAACTGCCAAGCCTCATCGTACTGAGCTTTCAGCACATCAAGGCGCTGTGCGCCATCGGGAATCTTCAAAGCCAAGTAGTACGCCAAACCTGCCACCATGCAGTTTAAGAATCTGAACGGCACATCCATTGTGTTTACACCGCCACCAGCATCGTCAATACGGCGCATGCGCCAGTACACGAGTTGATACGTTTGGCTATTGTCAGGAGTCGGCCACACAGTGATTGAGGGCAGGTTTTGTGCGTACACGGGTGCACTGCTGGCGTGTGCTGCCGCTGTGGTTCCCGCTTGACCGCGTGTGCAGTACAGCAGTTGGTTGCCGCTGATTGAGCCGTAGTTAATGGTCTCTGCGCCAATCAGGACAAAGCCTGTGGTAGCCAAACCTGCCGTAGAAGCTACTGTAATTGTGGTGTCTGTGGCCGTGATAGCCGCTGTTAAGGTTGTGCCGATGGCAGAACGCTGGCCATCTAAGCGCTGAAACCACAACTGAATGGGGCGAGCTTGCTGAAGCTTGTTTGGAATCGTGGCATACGTAGAAACACTGATACGTGTGATGGTCAGGTCAGCTTGGGTAGATGCACTACCAGCGCCTGTACGGATCACATGTTCCAGCAAGTCCACTGTGTCTGTTGGCAAAGCGTAGGTAGCTAAGCCGGGAGTCAGGTTGATTGTGCCCTGCTCAAAAGTCCACATGTTGATGCCGCGGTTTGCCCAATCGGCAAACATCAAGTTCAAGGAACGGCGAGCCGTGCGCAGGTCATAGCCCGTACGCAATTCTGAGCCGCATCGCTCAAACGCTTCTTCAACGATCTCAGAAAGATCGAGATTAAAGGCCGCTGTTCCTGAGATGGTCATCTAAAGCCTGCCGTTTTCTTTGCAATCGTTTTTGGTTGCGCTACGAATTGTTTTCCGGCTTTTTTGCCAACACGTTTCGCACGCGTTGTCGCAGCGTACTCAGCAGGGCTGAGACTTTTAATCGCAGCACTAGGAAGGTATCGCTCGCCCGTGTCAGAAGATTTTTTACCACTTTTGGTTCTCCATTTTTGGTCGCCCCAATCCTTCAATGATTTTTG